TTGATACTTCTATTTCCTGTTCTCCTAGTTCTTCAAGTTCTGAATTTATCTTATCGTTGTCGTCCTTATTTTCACTTTGTATCTTATTAATTGCTTTAACAACTGTTTCAAAATGTGGTTCTATCATCTTTAAATTAGACATAATAGCAACTGCCAGTCTGCCACCCATTTTCATATCAGCTACATTTCTAAGTGCTTCATAGTTTCTTAAGATTTCATTTCCTGTTAATTTCATAGTTAATCTCCTTATTTTTCAATTAAACTTAATTTTGCTCCGACAATTAACCCATCCTCGTTTCTTCCTCTTGTAAGAAACGGATAAGTCACATCTCCTGTGTATATTGTCATTTCCTTTTGCTGTCCGCCTAAAAACAGTACTTTTGCTGTTGGGAATGGGTTATTAACATCACTTACTACATCATCAAGTACTTTTGCCTGTTCTCCTGTAAGTGGCGGTAATTGTATCTCTACCTTATCCTTAAGACACACCAACGTACCAACCAAATCTCCGACATCATTTCTTCCAGTGTTCTTAGACCAAATTTTCGACCTAGTGTACGTGTAGCCGTTATAAGCTACTGGGAACGTCACTCCCTCAATAACCACAGCACTTATCATTCAATCGCCCCTTTCTGCTAAAAATGGGTAACAAAAAAGGAACATATCATCTCTGATACGTTCCCTTTAATTCTATATATTTATTATTATGCTACACTTCCTATCTTGCGATAAGAGTAATTAATATCACTATAATCACGCAAAACATAGTATTTTAACGTGTTCATATTTGAATGCCCTAACAGCTTTGCTATCATATCAAGTGGCATATCCTTATTTGCTAATTCTGTTGCAAATGTCGCTCTAAGCAAATGTGGGTGCAATCTTGTTACTCCGCTTTGTCTGCCAATCTTTCTTAAAATTGCTTCAATAGCACTTTTATTAAGTCTGCCGTAAGGTTGCCTTGCTACTGTAAAAAGTGGCACATTGCAACAACATAGCAAGTTAGAATTAATATCTATTCTACTGTCAAAATACCTCTTAAGTAAAACACTACTCTTGCCAGTAAAATAGACTATTCTTTCTTTGTTGCCTTTGCCTAAAATCTTACATTCTTTTCTGTCAAAATCCAAGTCAGAAATATTAAGGCTTGCACACTCTGATACTCTTATGCCAGTTTCTAACATAAACACTATCATTGCTAAATCCCTTGGATTGTTACTGCAACTTAGTTTAATTTTAGTAAGTTCTTCCTCACTAAGCGGTTTTTTCAACGTTCTTTTGTATCGAACTGGCTCAACACTTGCCATTGGATTGTCTTTAATCTTCTTATTAAGGTATAGAAAGTTAAAAAATGACGATAAATACCTACGCTTGCAATCCATTGTGCTAGCCTTGATATTATTATTCTTAGCATAAATCACTAAGAAATACCTAATATCCTCTTTTGTTATCTCATCTACTCTTTTGTGCGTGAAGCTACACAACTGCTTTTTGTGCGTGAAGCTACACAACTGCTCAACTGCCATTAAGTATTGTGTGATTGTATCTTTTGAGGTATTGCAAGATAACTTTGATACAGCGAAATACTGTATAAGTTCCTCGCTCTTATCGTCCTCACACTCTTTGATTTCTGTGGTTTCAATCTCATTAACTGAATAATCCCACATAACTGCACTCATTGAGTTTTTAAGGCGATTAAGCTGTTCTTCTGACAAGTCTTGTGACATTATCCTAAGAACTTGTAGCTGTAACCTTTCTTTTGCATCCATACAGCTTACCTCGCTTTCCTCAAACTATTATATTTTCAAGTTGCCCCTATGTTATATCACTACTAATATTTTATTTCAATACCCATTTTGAATTTTTATTCATCAAGTTAACTAAATAGTAATATGAAAACATCTTATATGTCAGAAATTATTAAAGTTAAAAATAATTTATGGTGTGAAATTGCAACATATTCATACAGTAGTTGGAATACGTCTACTTTTATTATAATGGGCGCAGGGTCGATATATTTAATTAAATATGGATACGATGCAAATAATAAAACATACTTAACTCGTTGTGATGCAACTAAAATTTTTGGCATTGATAAAATAATTGGTTTTAAAGAAATTGATAATATATTACATATTTACATAAAGCAAACTAATAATTACACCTCAATTACTTGTCTGGGATTAGGAGCAGAAAATTATCCTTTGGTTGAATTTAACTATAAAGCGGTTGA